ATTTATTTCAGCTTTTAAGGTTGATACTTTTTTTGTTGATTGTTTTTTTGAAAGTAGTTTTTCAGGAGTTTTTGTTTCTCCACTTTTTACACCAAGAACACTATCTTCACCAGCTTGTGTCAAACCAGTTACTTCTTTTTTAATACCTTTTAATGTTTCTTTGAATGATTTGAGTTCCTTTGTTGCTTCACGTGGTTTAAGTTTAAATTTATCAAAGAACTCATCAACACCAATATCAATACCAAATAAACCAGCAAACTTTGCAAGTCCTTTTGCTATTGTTTTGACCGCATCAAGTGTGTTGTTTGCAATGTTTACCCATAAATTATAAAAGAAATCTGCAAAGAATTGTGCATTGTCTTTTACATACATAAACACCGCAACAAGTCCAGCAAGTGCAGCACTGATTCCAACAACCCATAAAATGATTGGATTTGCCATTAAAGTTGCAAGTGCTAATTTAATCCCACCAATTGCAAATATTAAAGGACCAATGACCGCAACTAAACCAGCAAATACAGTAATTGCAGTTTTTACATATGGATTTAGATTTGCAAACCTCATTGCAATCTTGGAAAGTATTTCAGCAACAAATCCAACCGCTGGAGCCATGATTTCACCAAACGATATTGCAAGTCCTTCCGTTGCTGATTTCAAACGCATCATTGCACCTTCCAATGTTGCATCCATAATTGCAGCCATTGATTTTGCACTAACGCTTGTGTCACTTAACTTTTCATTTAATCCAACAACTTCAGTTTGATTCTTTGCCAAAATAGATGCAACCGCAGCACCACGTTTTCCAAACAACTCCATTGCAGTTGCGTTGGAATTAGTTGAATTATTTATTTGTGCCATTGCATCATCAAATGACATCCCTTGTTTTGCAAGTTCTAAAAAGATGTTCCTCAATGCAGTTCCTGATGTCGATGCTTCAACACCATTGTTTGCAAGTACACCAAGCATTGATGTTGTTTCCTTTAATGTAACACCAGCATTTCGTGCAACTGGAGCAACTGAACTCATTGAAACTTGAAATTTATTCAAGTCAAGTGCAGATGATGAAAATGATCGTGCCATTATATCAGTGACATTTGTCATTTCACTTGCATCTAATCCAAACCCACGCAATGTTGCACCAGCTACTTCGGCAGACATCGCCAAATCTTCACCAGTTGCAAGTGCAAGGTCTAATGTTGACCTTGTGATTTTTTGTATTTCTTCAGAACTAAAACCAAGTTTTGAATAGTTCAACATTAAATCTGAAACTTCAGATGCACTAAATCGTGTTGCAATTCCTAAATCTTTTGCAAGATTTGTCAAGTTTTGAAAGTCCTGACCAACCGCACCGCTAATGGCTTGAACTTTTGCCATTGATTGTTCAAACGTTGCAAATGTTTTTACCGCAAGTCCACCAAGTATTGCAATTGGTGCAGTCAATGACATTGACATTGATTTACCAATGGACTGCATTTTTCGACCTGAAGAACGAAGTTGTCTTTGTAAATTTTGACTTGATGTACTGAACGCTTTCAAGTCAAATCCAGCCCTGATATTTATTGTCTTTTTTGCCATTTTAATTGAACCAGTTTGGTTTTAATTTTTTAATTTGTTCAATTTCTGCTTTTGTGTATGGATTTGATTTTGTTCCTTTTTTTACCGCTTTGTTCTTCCCACTCAAACTTCATCAAATCTTGTGGTCGTTTCATTGTTTTTTGCCCTTGTGATTTTAACGTGACATAAGAAATCAATCTTGCAGTTTCCCACAATGATCTTGAATTTATTTTTTCATTCAAACGATTCCCAACGTACGCATCCCACACATCTACCATTGAATAACTTTCCAAACACAAAGGAGTTTGTTTTAACGTACCCAACACAAACCCCCTTATGAAATTTTTCAATGGCAATTTTACTTTTTTGCTTCAACCTTTAAATTACCCAATGCACTCAAATCATTTTGCATTGCTTCAGTGAATACACTAATCAAACCCATGTCATCATCAATTGCATCGATAATAAAATCTTTTGTGACTTTTTCACCTGATGCCTTCATTCCAGCATAAGCAATTTCAACAATCATGTTCATTGTGACATTTTCGCCCATTTCTGAAATTGATGATCCAGTTTCTTTTTCGTACATTAACAATGCTTTGAAACCAAATTTAAACTTGTACTCCTTGTTTTTAATTTTTATCATGCTACAAATATAAAAAAAGGGAATGAAGTTACCCCCATCCCCCATTTATCACAATATAACAAAAATCAATTTCTTACACAGTTGCTTGTGTTATTGCACCAGTTCCTTCAAAAGATACTGAAAATGTGCTTGATTCCTCAAGACCATCAGTTCTTTCAAGTGATGTGATATAACACGAACCACTATATTCTTTGTCACCAGTCACATCAGTTGTCCAAGTTACAGTCACCAAAGTTCTTCCAGTGAACACAGTGTACAAATCCTCATATCCATATGTTGCATCTTCAGCAAAAAACCCTTCAGCCGAACCGCTGAATGATTTTTGTCCTTCTAATGCTTCCTTCCATCCGTTTGAGTCTTTTGTTGATGCATCTCTTGTTGACATATCAAATGTCAATGAGTTTGATGTTAAGTGAGCGATTGTTGTTCCGCCAACTTGTATTTTTGCTAATGTTCCGTTTAATATTCCCGTGCTTGGCATTTTTTTATTCTTTTAAATTTTATACAATATTAATTATCAGATTTTTTCTTCTTTGTAACTTTTTTAACTTTTGGCTTTTCTTCATTGTCCATTGCCACTTCAACAATGTGTTCAATTTGTTCTTCAAAAGTAAAACCATCAAGTGCTTTTGCTACTTTTAACTCAATTAATTCTTTGCCCAATTTATTTGATACACGCAATTGTGATCCTTCAGGCAATGTTCTCTTATGGATTGCATAATCCGTTGTTAGTTCTATTCTCATAAATTTAACTTTTTTGCTTTTCTATTTATATACTTTTTAAGTTTATCACTCGCTTGTGTATATATTTTTTCACTCGTTTCAGAATAAGTTTTCTGAATAAAATTCTTTTGTCCAGTTGGATTGGCTGAATGTGTTCCAACTCCGTATTCAATCCACCACGCATAAAAAC